TATTAAAACGGTTCAGATTAAAGAATATAAAAAAGGAATGAAACAAGGAGATAAAAATATGTTGGTTGAATTACCATTTATGGCTCTTGATGTTTTATCACAACAATAAAATGAAGTTGATTAAAATGTTCTTAATGTTTGTCATCGGGATGATGGTATTCACAGCTGGGGCTTCTACTCCCAAACTGGAACACAAGCAAAAAACAGAAGTTGTTAAGCAATTTACATTGCAAACAACAACAGCTGTAAGTGTAGAAAAACTATTATTTAATTCCAGTACTTTTTGTCCTGGTACTTTGCAGAATGCAAATTTCAAGGTAGTAAATTTTGAAGCGCTTAAATCTGCTAATACTATCATGTTTATTGATGATGTTGGATGGTATAGTTGCAATAGAAATATAAATTATATACAAAGCGAATTTCTATTACCAGATTATAAGACCTTACATCCAAGAATTAGAGATTTGCCAAATAAGAGATAAATCAGTTCAATATATCAAAAGCCATCCAGCTGATGGATGGCTTTTCTTTTTAAAACAAAAAACAAGAAAAAATGCCAACAGAAAAAATAACACAGGAACTAATTAACGAGTGGAAAGAACAATTTGGTGGAGTTTATAAACTACCTGTAGAAGACAAAACGGCTTATTTGCGTGAGCCAAAAATGAAAGATTTCAAACGTGCCTTTACAGCTATGCAGTCAGATGGTGACATCGCTTTTGGTGAGGCACTATTAAATGCTCTTTTTATTGGAGGTGATGATGAAATAAAAACAGTAGATGATTACTTTAATCCTGCGCGAAAAAAACTTATTAAGTTTTTTGAGTTTGATGACGCAGAAATCGAACGCAAAAAAAATCAATTTATCATTACTATTGGAACTGCACAATGTACAGTTCGCGTCGTTAATCGTGAAGACTTAAAAATTTCCGAAAGAAAAAATCCTTCAGGGAAAGTTTTTGTAACACAAGAAAAACTATTTGAAAGAATTTTGATTTCTTCAGATGATATATTTAATGATCGTGATAATGCTGAAATTCGCTTTCCACTTTATAAAGCTCTTGAAGAAATTCAAAACGAAAAGATTGCTACGCTGGAAAAGCTTTAAAGAGGGCTGTTATTGATTCAAATGACCCCTCAAGCTTAGATTACGTTAAGAGTTTAGGAAATAAAAAACATATAGATTTTGTGTTATTAGATGGCTATTTACGCTACTATATGCACATAATTAAACCCGATAAATTGAGTGATAGAGAATGGGCTGAAAACATTCAAATTTTACACTTTATTAGAAAATCCGAAAAAGATAAATCCGAGTCACTATAATGAACGCATACGAATTCATAATTAAAATGAGAAATATGGTTTCATCGCAATTACATCAAATTGCGAGTGAACTGGGTATTACATCTAATAAAGCTGAAGGGTTAAATTCAAAAATGAAAAACGTTGAAAGTACCTCTAAAAGTATGGGTGATTCAATGGGTAAATTAAAAGGTATTATTGCCTCTGTTTTTGCAGTTGCTGCTATGGTATCTTTTACAAATAAAGTTGTTGATGCACGTGCAGAATATGAAAAATATAATGCTGTTTTAGCCAATACTTTTCAAGATGCAGCAGTCGGAGCTGCAGCATTAAATATGCTAACTGAATTTGCAGCAAAAACTCCTTTCCAATTAGATAATTTAACGGGATCATTTGTTAAGCTTGTGAACCGTGGAATTACTCCAACGTATCAGGAAATGACTAATCTTGGAGATTTGGCTGCCTCTCAAGGACATGATTTTGATCAACTAACTGAGGCGGTATTAGATGCTGGTGAAGGTCAGTTTAGAATGCTAAAGCAATTTGGAATTCATGCTGAAAGTAATGGTAAGCAAGTAGAATTAACTTTTAAAGGAATTACAAAATCTGTTGCAGAAACTCCTGAGGCAATAACTAAAGCTATTGAATCATTTGGGGCACTTAAAGGTGTTGCTGGTGGTATGGATATGATTAGTAAAACATTAGGAGGACAAATTTCAAACTTAAAAGATCAGTGGAATGAATTCTTAGTAAATGTTGGAGGCCAGTCTTCAGGTATTTTCAATTTTTTGATTGCGGGGATAAAAGAAGGGCTTACTTTCTTAACTGATTATTTACCTTATGTGTCTCAATGGTTTCATATACTTTGGGACGACTTAATGAAGTGGTACGATGCTATTAATAGAGTACTAGGCGCTTTTTTTGGTTTCCATACGATTGGAAGCATTTTGACCACTTTTGGTAATATTATGACTGGAGTTTTATTGATTGTTGATTGGTTCGTTCAAGGAGCATTAGCCCCGCTTGGTCAATTCATATTAAAAATTATTGGAGCTTGGGCTATATGGAATGGAGTAGTTGCTATTTTTAATTTATTGATGGCAGTAAATCCTATTACATGGCTAATCATCGGAATTATTGCTTTAATTATGGTGATTGGAATGGTATCAAAATATACTAGTGGTTGGGGAGAAAGCTGGAGGCATGTAGTTACAGGAGCAAAATTAATATGGCAAACTTATACAGATTATGTGAAGGCAAATTTTAATACTGTTGTCAACGCATTAATGATAGGAATTGATAAGATAAAACTTGGATGGTATAAGTTTAAGGAGGCTATAGGTATCGGTAATTCAACAGAAAATCAAAAAATGATTGCTGAGATCAATAATGATGTTGAAGCTCGTAAAAAATCAATTGTCGATGGTTACAAGAAAATGATTAAATCGGCATCTGATGCTAAAAAAGAATTTGGCCAAGTTGGAGTAACAGTTGACACTAACGGTATTAAAAGGGATTTTCAAGGTATCAAAGATAAGTTTAAAAATGTTGGTGGAACTCGTGATATGAGTACTTCAGCTTATGATAACTATTTAAAAAAACAGCAAGCAGCTAAAGGGAAAAAGGATGATGATAAAAAAGATAACATCGTTAGTGGTGGATCTAAAATAACACATATCAATATTACCATCCATAAGCTTCAAGATGATACTAAAATATTTGTTTCTAGCGCTGAAAAAGGGCTGGATAACATGGGTGAAAAAGTACAGGAAATATTATTAAGAGCCGTTAATAGTGTAAATCAAATGCAAACGGACTAATGGCTAAGTTAAATTTTAAGGAGTTAGTTGCCCGGGCCTTTTTTGATTATGTCGGTCCTCCTTTTCCGGACTGGTGGGGTAAGAATAAAAAGAAATATATTTTGCCTGATTTACAAGCGATCAACGCTAAACAATTGATGGGAAACAAATATTTCATGCAATTGGAGTTATCGTATAAAGGACAGTACTTTATGTTACCTAATGAGCCGTTAGTTTCATTAGGCCTAACAAAAACAATAGTTCAAACTGGAACAGTCGGTAAAAATAGAAAAGGTGCTGTATTAGAATATATTTCAACAGAGAATTATTCTATTAGTATTAAAGGAGTTTGTGTTGATTTGGTTAATCCTGATGTATATCCTGCAGCACAGGTTCAAACATTAGTTTCATTATTAAATATTGACGACTCCTTGAATATTGACGACAATCCGTTCTTTGAATTGTTTGGGATTAGAAAATTAGCTATTTCAGATATACAATATGAGGATATGGTTGGTGAGGCCGGTATGCAGAAATATACAATAACAGCAATTTCCGATCAAGATTTTTTTGCTGATTTGAATGAAATGGATTCACAAAAACAAAATCTTTTAGGCTAATGTTTATACTAGAAGGAAAGGCTCAAATAGGTAATTATATATTCAACTCATTACATGATGCTGAAATAACTAAAACTGTTGAAGAGTTGAGTGATACTGCTACGATTAAACTACCAACTAAGTTTAAAGTACGTCAAAATGGACAAGAACTTTTTACTGAACAAGCATTGCAAGTTGGAGATAAAGTAATTATTACGTTAGGGTACCAGGATAAATATTCAGGAGTTGAATTTACGGGTTATGTTAAAAAGATTTCTGCTAAAACGCCACTTGTAATTACGTGTGAAGATGCAATGTGGTTATTACGTAGAAAGTCAATTACAAGAAGTTTTGGATCTACAACAATAAAGGAGGTTCTTAAAGAAGTTGTGAAAGGAACACCAATAGAACTGGATGATAATATTCCACATTTTCCATTAGAAAAATGGATATTGAATAAGGCTAATGGCGTTCAGGTTCTTGAAAGTTTTAAGAAAGATTTGTTAATGACGGCATTCATTACCGATGAGGGAAAGCTCTACTGCGGACTGAAAGAATTAACAAATATTGGACAAACTGTAGTTTATGATCTAAATTATAATTTGGTTGAAAATAACCTTGATTACAAGTCTAAAAATGATAGACGTATTAGAATTAAGTTTAGTTATCATGGTAAGGATAATAAAGAGCAAAGCATATATGTAGGCGATATTGATGGGGAAGAAAGAACATTTAAAACCTCAGTTGTCTCAGATATGAATAAGCTTAAGGAAATGGCAAATTTCGAGCTTGAGAAATTAAAATATGATGGGTTTGATGGTGATGTTAAATCCTTTCTTATCCCGTATGCAACAAGAGGAATGAAAGCTAAATTGATTGATAATATACATACGAATAGGGAAGGAAACTACTTTATAAATAAAGTTGTGACAAGTTTTGGACGAAGTGGAGCTAGACGAACTGTAACCATAAAAAATCGATTATAATGGAAAAAGAATTACTGGATGCCTTTAGGAAATTAAAGCAACGAAGTGTTGATACATTCCCAGTTACTGTAGTTTCAGTTGATAAAGGTCAAGGAACTTGTATAGGAAGTGATGGAACAATTGAATATACCGATATACAATTGTCATCAATAATTGATGGTAGTAATAAGAAATTTTTATTATTTCCAAAAGTTGGTAGTTCTGTTTTGGTAAGTCCAATATTAGAAGATATACATCGATTGTACGTAGAAGTTTATTCTGAAGTTGATAGTTTGGAATTAGTGATTGAAAATGTTGAATTTAAAGTTGATGCCGAAGGCTTTTTGCTTAAAAAAGAAAATGAGACCTTAAAAAAATTAATGGCTGATTTAATAGCAGCTTGTAAAAATTTAAGTTTTACTGTTACAACTACGGGAACGGCTGTAGCACAAACAGGAGAAACAACATTACTGCTAAATTTAACTGAATTTGAAGATATTGAAATACGCTTTAATCAGTTTTTAAAGGATAATTAAATGGAAAACATTTTTGTTTTTATTGGTTCGATA